TCGTTCTTTCTTCTTTTTTTTATTCTATTCTTTTTTATATGTTCAACAAAATTAATCCCGCTCTTTATCATATACAATTTGACGGCTATACGACACCTAAATTCGCTTGGGCTAATATTTTGCATTTTATACCTAAGGACAAAGTTATTTGGGAATGCTTTTATTGTGATGGGGTAAGCGGTAAGTATTTGACAGAACTTGGACTAAATGTTATTCATCAAGACGTAGATTTCTTTTCAAATAATTTAGGTGATATTATTATTACTAATCCTCCATTTAGTATTTCAAAACAAGTAATGAACCGATTAAAAGAATTAGATAAACCATTTATCATTATAATGCCCGCTGCAAAAATCAATACTTCTTATTTCAGAGAAAATTTCAAGAATACAGAACTACAAATTATTATTCCAAGGAAGCGAATTCATTTTCAAAAAGTTGTAGATGGCAAACCAGTTGAGAACTGGAAGAACCAAACTTCATTTGATTGTTTTTATTATTGCTACAAAATGGGACTGCCAAGAGATATCATTTGGCTAGAATAGAGATATTAAGGATTTTTTCTTTTTTCTTTTTTGTTTTTTTCAATTTCTTCTTCTCCATTTTTTCTTCTTAATTTTTCCTCTAATTCCTCTAATTCATTTTCAATTTCTTCTTCTCTATACCTATAGATATCAATATCAAATTGTTTAACTTTTGGTTTTGTAGCTTTAAAATCTGTTAATTCTTTTTCTTTTCTTCTTATTTTTTCTTTTATTTCTTTTATTTGATTTTTTATATACTTTAGTTGACTTTCCTTAACAGCTTTAGTAGATGATATATCATCATATTCTTCTTTAACTTGAACTACTTGAGTATTTGGAGCATTTGAAGTTTCTTCAAATGATTTTATTGAATCAAATAATCTCCTTTCTTCATCTGTAATTACTGGTTTTACCTGAGCATTTTTATATTCATCAAGCATTTCTTTTCCACTTATACCAATTTTTGATGGGTTTGAACCTTTTCCTATAATTCTCATAGCCTCATCTATTGTCGGGTTAGCTTTTATACTTTTTTTTGATTTAATACCTCCTCCTGTCATTATTGCAATTTCCTTTATAACTCGCTCATCATTATCTGAAATAGAATCAGAATCAGAATCAACTTCTCTCTTTCTTAAAATATTAGAAGGCAAATTAAATCTAATATTCTTTTTAGGTTTGCTAGAGTTCATTTATATATATAGTTAAAAAAAGTTAAACTATATGTATTTATATTTATAAGATATAATAAGACTATTTAACGTCTCAAAAAAGGACCAAGTGTTACACCAAATTGGTAATTGGATGCATAAGGCTGAGAGCGAAGCGCGGGTGAGATTTCTCCACCAATCAAAGCACCTCTTCCCATAACGGAACGCTCAGGAGCGGACATACTTCGTCTTGACATACTAGCAATACGCGCTCCCATACCTAAGCCGCGTCCTGCATATAATCCCTGACCTGCTACTGGAGCTTCAGAAAATCTGGCTCTTAATTTATCAGCTAAGGATTGTCCTGCCATATTAATGGCTGCTTCTCTAAAATCAGTTTTAGGAGCGCCAGGAACTCTCTTAGCAGTTGCCGTCTTGACAATATCAGCGACATCAATTTTATCCATACCCATCTGGGATGTTCCCATATCAGCTACTTCTTGACCTAGAGAAATACCGCGCTTCTTCAATTCTCTTAATCCCTTTTTGCCCTGTAATGAGCTAGGGTCTTCAATATATTGGTCGGCTGTATCACCAATTTTTTTAGCGATTGAAGGAGGCACACCATAAGTAATAGCCATAGCTTCAGCCGCCTTAATACCCTGTTTAACTAACGGTTTCGCAGCGGAACCAACTGCATATGCTGCTTTTTTTAGACCAGGTGTTTTGCTAAGAGCTTTGTCAAACTTTTTGCCAAAAATACCACTTCCTTCAATTCCTTTGTTAGCAGAGAGTTCATCAGAGTCTAGTGACATTTGAACTCCTTTGCCTGTCATAAATTTCTTAGCCATTTTAATTATTTTAGATGGCTTCATCATAATGTCTAACCCTTCGCCCTTCATCATTCTTACTTGATGACCGTTCCTCATTCTACTGATAATTCTATCACTTGGCCTTTTAATACTAACGCGTTTCATATCTTCCATTTTATGATATACCAAAAGATAAAAAATAAAAGATAACGCCTAAATGTATTTTATACCATATAATATAAATATGGTATAAGACTTAATAAGATATTTTGCAGATGACTGTTTTGACCAGCCGACATTCGGCTTATGGAACCGACGCTCTACCTCTGAGCTAATCTGCATTACAAAAATGCAAAATTCTTTTGATTTTTAATATTTATGATATTTAATATAATTGCTGTAAGAATTTTATTTTTAATGTCTATATTAAAATTACACTCTTGCGCCAGTAAGACAATCTATAGAAATGGACTGAGAATATTCCACAAAGACGAACAAGTCAAGAGCATAAGCAGAGGTGTTTTGCCCGATAATAGAAACAGATTTAGGAATGCTTTCTTCAACGGGAAGCATACGGTCACATCTCACATAGTAGAAGCACTGAGAAGTTTCAAAAGACAAGCTATTAATTAAACCAGAAGCCAAGCCATCAGTCTGTCCACCATTAATAGCATATTGTCCGTAAAGCTGGTTCATAAATTGCTCGTAAGCATAACGCTGAGTATTGTAAATCATATTTTGCCCTGCAATTACCACATTAAAATTGGTAAGAAGAGCTAAGGGTGCAGTTGTTCCCGTTCCCGCGGTATCAAAAGGAGATTGAATTTGAGGAACAGAAATACCAGTATTACCAGCAACAGATGCTACGGTGCTAAAGAATGGAACCACTAATACAGATTGGATTCCAGCAATACCGTTAGACACTAAACTGTTAATTTGTCCGTTATTAGCACTCACACTATTAATCAAATACTGGTAAATATCAGTATAATCCACTTTCTTAACAGGGCTTGAGAGATAAGAAGCTTCAAAAACAGGATTAAAAGTATAAGCGGGAACATTCAAAGTAACAGATGAAGCCAACACACCATTAGGAAGACCAGATTGCCCAGCAGCAAGGCATTTTTGTCCTACAGCTACAGAAGCAATATAAGTAAAAGCACCTAAAGCTGCTGTAGCACCAGAGCCAGCAGCAGCAGAACAAAGCATTAGAGGATTTACACCACCATAAGGAGCAGAGACAGAGTTCAAAGTAATAACACCTGCAGCACCACCAGCAGAAGAAAAGTTAAATGAAGTGTTATTCAAATTCAAAGTTAACCTCATAAAAACACCCTTGAGTAGGGGAACGTTATCAAAGAAAGAATGCAAATGTTTCAATTTAATTTGGACCATCGCTTGGATTTGATACACACCAACAACAGCACCAGTTCCATCAATTTTTGTCAAAACACTTGACTTGAAAAGAGAATTGATATTCGCTTGAGAATTCAATACGCTAAAAGCACTACCTCCTGTTCCTGTAAGACCATCATTATCATAATTGATAAACATTTGTCTTTGAGCTATACCAGGATTAGTATTAGTATAAGAATTCAAAGCACCAGTAGCTACTGGACCAGGAGCAACCTGAGCGTTTCTGTTATTAGTAATACCAATACCAGAAGAAGATGCAACAGTATTAAGCTGAAATGCTAAAGGGTCATCAGGGAAAAACCCAATTGAAGCTCCTTCAGACTGCACATCGTTCATACTCATAGAGCAATAAAGCTTAAAAGTATTGTAGATGCCTTGGAACCCAGTCTGTTGCACTACGGTTACCCCGTTATAATCTAAAGTTAAAGAGTGAATCATAGAACCAGACCAATTTTTCAAACCTATAAGGTAATCGCAACTGGTAGCAGCAATAGTAGGGACAATACCCGCACCAACTGTAGTCTGATTAACTGTTAGCAAAAGTGGAACTGAAAGATATGATTCTCGGTAATTCATATACTTATTACTGTTTGCAAGCTGACTTGTATCTATGACACACTGGTTTCCAGAGTAGTTCTGGGATTGATTGTCTAGGATGTTAAGCCAATCCTTCTTCACAAAAACTTTTGGCTGGACATCAGAAACTGAACTCATTTCGTAGACGAGCGAATCAAAAGACATTATATATATACAAAAAGATAAAAAAAATGGATTCAAACTAATTAATTCATTTCTCTCTAATGAATTAATTAAATCCCTAAATATATTCCTAAATATAAAGGAGGAGTTTCCTAATTTAAAGGCTAAACTTAATATTCTTTTTCATAGGCGCGCCTATGGGTTTCACCATTAAGCTTCGCAATTTATTTCCTAGCATTCCCGTTCCAGTTATTTTCTTATATTCTTCTACACTATCATAAGAGCTTCCTACCCCAGGACCTCCTTTCTGTAATAAAATAGAACCTCCTACAGCTGAATGTTGTGGAAGCATCATTCTATTTTTCATTTTATTGGGAAGAAAAATCGGCATTATATATATCTCTTAAGAATTTAATTTTGCAATCATCGCCTTTTTATGATTCCTATATCTAAGGACTGTTGTTGCTAAGGTATTCAAAAAACTCATTTGTTTCTGAATATCCTTATCCTTTTCCTCTGTATTACCTTGCTTCATTTGTGTTAATAGTTTCATTTGTTCGCTGCTAAACTTATCAAATAAATCATTCAAAAATTGCTCGTTAATTTCACTCATTATAATATTGCTTAATATATTCGCTAACAAACTTTAACGAATATATTAATGAGATAAAATAAGACAATATAAGATAGCTTATTTAATAGAATATTGTTGCTGCCCTAATGCACTTGAAAATCCTTCTAATTTGTTATCTCTAATCAAGAGCGTAATTGTCATAGTCGGGTCTAAGATTGCAATTTGTCCTAAATCTGTTCCTAAAAAACGAATTCGTAAATCGCTATAAGTTCCTTCTAAAAACTTGGAAAAAACATATTCATTTGGAGTATCAACGATTTGTTCTCCTACCGCAACCGTAGGCGTAACTGAATAAATTATGGATGAAGGTGAAGCAAATATATTTTGAATTCCAGATGAGGTTAAAAACAGAGTTGGGTTTGGCTGGACTGTTGGTGCTACTGTGGAAGTATATGATAAAATAGTTCCTACTCCAGAATTTAAAGCTGTTGCAAATCCAGCTACAAATCCCATTATTTTATTAAAATTAGCATTAAGTGTTATTATAGGATTGTAAGTAACTGTTGGATATCCTACCCAAGTTGCAGGTTGCGTCCATCCTGCTGGAAGAGCAGTTGGAACTGGATATGTATTAATTTGAATTGCATAAAGAGTTGGGTTTACTATAAATTCTGCATAGTAAACATTTAATCCAGCAGCATTAATTAAATAAAACCCAGCAGCAATAAATGTAAACTGCAAAAATTCATTTAATTGTGATATTTCATAAACACCATCTGGTATCGTAACTGTTACTGCTGGGTCAGGTGGAAGAGCGCCAGTTACCAATTGATATTGAAAAGTATTATTTGCTAAAGGAAATGCATTAATATTAGTCCAAGAATAATACATAGATACTTTGGCGACAGCAATAGAGTGGTCTGAAAATCTAATACTATTTGGAAAATTGTAAACTAGAGAACTATTTAAACCATCTTGAACTATATTTGCTGCTGTTAAAGTTATTGTTGAAGGCATATAATATATATATACCTTTTATTTTATTTAACGTTTTTTAACTAATTTTCTAAATTTTATTTGAGAACGAGTTGGCCGACTTATTGCTAAAGTAGCTGGAACGTTAGAAGCACCAAAATAAAATGGTTTTTGCTGGGAAGCCGTCTGGACTCTAAATGCCCCTGGGTCTGCAATAGTAGGAAAATACATTATATATATATCTTAATATTATAATCCCATCGCCGCCATCTCAGTTAAGATATCAATTCCTTGTCCCTTTGGGATTCTCTTTTGATTCATCATTTTTATTAAGAGCAATTTAAATTCCTTAATTGCATCTTTGTTATCTTGTCCTGAAGCAATTTGTCCCTTCAAAAGTTCAAAACGCGAATCCTCTTTTTCTTGAGATGATTTATTTGGGTTTGGGACTGAATGAGATATTCTGCTTGTTTTTGAAATATTATATAGAACTTCTTTGTCACCATCTGTTAAAACATTTAAACTTTCAAAATCAGGATTGCCTCCACCAATTATGGTCTTGAGAACTTTGGATAAATTTTTGGAAATTCTTTGGGTAGGCACATTTAGAATCGCTCCACCTTTTAATGTTCTAAGCATTAACACATCATCTTTCATTAGGCGATGTTTATTAATTAAATGCTTCCCAAAAGAAACGTAAGCTGGTTCTGCTTTTACTCCTAAAGATAAATCAATATTTGAAGGAATTACTCTTGCAGTTACTTTGGGAGCAGCTATTCCCCTTCCCAATATTATATTTCGTTTTTTTACTGGGAGCTTACCAGCTTTCATTTTACTTTTGCATCTAGAACAGCCGCACATTCCATTTCCGCACATTCCAGTTCCACATTTTCTAATGCCATTTCCTGTAAATATTAAGTCGCTGGCTCGTCCAGAAAAATCTCCTGTGGGAGTTCTAGCACCTGATATCATAGAAATGGGAGTTTCTATTCCCATAGTTGCGGTATCAGGTGTAGGGAGTTGTTCTGGTAAAGTAACTCTTAATTCTTTTTGGTCTCCACCTCTGGCTCTTCTTTGCATTTCTTCAACTTCAGCTCTTGTAAATAAGAATTGGAATTCTGGCTGCGGTAATGATGCAATTTCATCTGGGTCATCTAATAAAATTTCACCAGGATTCATCATAAAAGTTTCACTTTTTAATATAGAATCATACATTGCATCTAAATCATCAGAAGTGCCTCCCTCAGCGTCTTCATCTAAAGGATAAACTCTATCTAATATTTCCAAAATATCATCTCTAAATACATTTCCATTATCTTCACTAAGTTCATCAAAGAATGTATCTAATCCTCCATCTGGTAACATTTCTCCTACTAATGTAAGAAAATCTCGCTTCTCGCGAAGTGTTAATTTTGTAAAATCTTCATATGTCATAATATTAATTGAAGAAGCTACTGAAGAAGCTGCTCCTTCAGAAGAAGAAGCAGAAGAAGAAGCAGGACCTCCACTTTGGCTACCAGCAAAAAGCGATTCACCTCCCCTAGTAAGATAAGAACTAACTGAAGCTGGGGCTGCTTGTATAGAAGCAAAATATTCTTCTAAATTTGTTCTTTCATCTTCTTCCTCTAAAAAAGGAAATGGGTCTTCATTTGGAAAAAGCTCTTCATCTCCAGCAACAGCATCTAAACCTAACATTACTTCTTGAGCCTGACGAACAAGTGCCTTTGCATCTTCCATTATATTGTAATCTACATTTGATACAATCGCACTCCACTCTCTAATAATTGACTCTGCTTCCGTCTGTCTATTATCACCTATAGCTCTTTCAAGGTCATCTCTATATTCATTCATTTGCTGTAAGTTAGGTAATGTATCTGCAAAAAGAGCAATTAATTCATAATATCTTTCTGCTAAAAATGGGTCAGGATTTCCTATCATAATATCAACATCTTGAATACTTGGCCAACTTCTAATAATTCGCTGCATATCCCGAATTATCATATCTCTCATTCTTAAAATACTAGGTCTAATAGGAAGAGCAGCAGGTGGCCCAAACTGAACTCCAAAATCAATTGGTGGCTGAGAATATCTTGATGATGCTTCGCTCGGCGCTAAAGAAGAAGCAAAGCTTCCCACACTCTGTAAATCACCTTCTTCTGCCACCGCTAAAATATCATCTAAGTCATACATAAATTGAGCGAATGCTTCTACTGGCATTATGTTATTAGGTCCCGGTGGCGGTAATCCACCTCCTCCTGGAGGTCCTCCACCTCCTTCTTGTAACCCATATTCCACACCTTGAGTCTCAATTGTCTTTCTCATTAATTTTCTTAAGTAAGGAATAAATATTTCTGCTGGAACACCGAGCTGAAATTTGGGTTTTAAATCAGTAATAATAAATGGAAGCATTCCTGCTAAGAATTCTAACTCATTTGTCGTTAATTCATATACAATATCTTGAGCGTTTTGGCCATCAGTTATTTCTTTCAATTGGCCTCTTATCATCACCTTCAAAGCATCAATATCAGCATACTTTTCTGTAATGGTGCGTCCATCTACTGGGGCAGCTCCACTTGAACCTGTAGTCATTAAACCTCTTGATGCATTTAAGGTCTTATTTATATTTGAGACATCTAACATTAATGAAGCCAAATATTGTTCGCGATAAGTATTCGCTTGATTAGGATTTCTGCCGGCTGATTGAGGATTCATATTAATATATATATATACTTTTATAAAAATTTATATATAAATATACTTTTTAAAAAAGTATAGCAAAATATTGCTAAAGGAAGGGTCTCCTAAACTTCTACCTTTTCTAATTGTTCTTCTGTCCTAAGTTCTTTAATATCAGTATCAATATCGCAGCCAAACAAATGATTTTCTGGTCTAAACTTTGGTGTAAAAATATCATCAATACAAATAGTATTAAAATCATTTTGGATTTTTGGTTTCCACTCTTCTGGCAAAGCATTAATATATGTATTAAGAGATTTATTATATTTCTTTTTCTCTCCAGCACTTAAATTTCTATATGACCCTAAAGGGTTCTTTCCTATCTCTGATAAAATAATAACTTGCAATTGCTGCAATACTTCGGGATTTTTAAAATCATCTTGGTTGAATGGCATTTATAATATGGCTATAAAATATTCCCTAAAATTTAACGAATGCTTTTAAGAATAAGATAAAATAAGACAATACTCTAAATATTTATCTTTACTAACTGGTCAATTGGAATTTCAAAATGTGCTTTGAGCTGTCCCCATACTCCGTCTCGTTGGGTTCTAATTTGTTTTACTTTAAAAGTGTTAAATAAATGTTCGTTGTAATAAACATAGTAGAGTCCATCAGTAAAATGGAAAACAAAGCAGATAACTTCTGTTCCTTGAATTTTATTAATTGGAATAATAGTTGTAGGATAAGTATTGTAATTGCATCGTCTTGATTTCAGCTCATATCTGGTTTTAGAAGTTACTGCCTCAAAATCATAGGGACAATAAGTATCTGTTGTTTTAATTAATTCCTCACCAAAATGCTTTGCCAAAATTGGCATCACTTCTGTTTCCTTTTTTAATCCCATATTGATATCGTTTTGTTTAGTTCTTTCACCTTTAAGAAAGCTGGAGGGAAAATTAGTAATAGTATTCATTTATTATATTACTAATATAGCTTTTATTTAAATACTTTTTACGCAATTAGATTAAATAAGAGTTATTCTTTTATAAAACAGAAATAAGACTTAATAAGATTTTCCTATTTTCCTAATTTTCCTAATTTGAAAAAGCTCTTTTAAAACCCCCCTCCTAAGAAACACTTTTCAAAAATAGGAAAATTAGGAAAATAGGAAAATCTTAATATATCTTAAATATTGCAATCAATAAGACATTTTAAGACCCCTAGGCAAACTCTGCAGGATTCAAATATTCATCTAAACCCTTACGAAACTTCTTTGTTATATCTTGACTTTCCATATCAATAAGGAGTGGACTAAATTTCTCATTTGTAGCATATTCAAACATTTTTAACATTTGTTCTTTTTCCAAACCTAAACCAAGTTCAGATAATATCATACGGGCATCTCTTGCACCACTCAGCTTCAATATTGCTAAATAACTGCAATTGCAGCGAATCACTTTAGGAACTTGATAATAGTTCTGAGCTAAATAAATAACGGAACAGTTCTTCTTCCTAGCTCTGATGTAGTAGTTCATAATAGGGTCTTGATTTTTAAGTAATTGTAAATCATCAAAACATACCAAGTGATTTTGTTTTTTATCCATTTTATCCAAGTTAGGTAAATGTTCTAAACCTTCTTTAATTGATATTGCTCCATCTGTTTCTTTGGTAAGGAAATTGTAAATTGGTTCGTCGGCATTTTTTGTCAAAATTGTTATATCTGTAAATGTTCCCTTTTTACCAGAGCTAAATACATATAATAAATTAGCTAAGAAATTAGTTTTGCCTGAACCACTTGGTGCAACAATAACCATTCTAAATGGTAACTTGATGTGATGTATATCAAAATTTGGATTTTCTGCGTTGTCTAACAAGTCTTTAGGAATCTTTTCATAGAAATTAATAACTTTAGATGAAGCTTTAGGAGGCATTATATATATTGAGAGATTTAAAAATGCTAAAGAGTTTGAATTCTCAAAAAATAATATAACCTTAAATATATATATAATGGCCGATTATTTACCACCAACAGAAAATTTACCCATTTTTGATAGTGCAGTATTTGTAAATGAAAGTGACACTCTTAGTATAGCTGATGCAACTGCTTTATTTTTAAAAAGAACTGGAGTCGCTACAAGTGTGGCTACTAATACTTCATTCTCAGGTCCTCTAACTCTTGCTGCTACTACAACTATTAATTTAGCGGGTGGTCAAATCATCACTTGTAATGATGGTGCTTTTAATGCTAAAATTAGAATTCATCCATTTAATGGAGTGAATGGCGGACAGATTGTTATGGGAACAACCGCAGGGACAAGTTCAAACCTCAACTCAATTGCAATCGGGACTAACGCAGGGCAAACTTTACAAGACAGTTATACTATCGCAATCGGTAATAATGCTGGGTATAATAGTCAGGGTCAGTTTTCAATCGCCGAAGGGTTTAATTGCGGTGTTCTAAGTCAGGGGACAAATTGTATAGCACTTGGACAACAGGCGGGAAATACAAGCCAAGGCAATCAAAGTATTGCGATTGGATTAAATTCAGGACAAACATCTCAACTTTCAAACGCTATCGGTATTGGTAATGGTGCCGGTTCATCAGACCAAGGTATCGGGTCGGTTGCTATTGGAACAGGTGCGGGACAAACAACACAGGGACAAAACTCGGTCGCCATTGGAAACGCTTCGGGTCAAACAAATCAATTAAATTCATCGGTAGCAATTGGTAATTTAGCAGGACGAACTTCACAGAGTGCAACCGCAGTAAGTTTAGGATTTAATGCTGGTAATTTTTCACAAGGAAATTCTGCGGTGGCAATTGGCCCGAATGCTGGTTCTGGTTTATCTGGTCTTAATTTTCAAGGTGCTCGAGCTGTTGCGATTGGAAATTCGGCAGGTAATAATACACAAGGTGCGGATTCCATTGCTGTTGGTAATGGTGCTGGAACAACTACCCAATCAACTGGATGTGTTGCTATTGGTTATTTGGCTGGGAATACCACACAAGGTGCTTCATCGGTAGCGGTTGGAATTCAAGCAGGGCAAACAACTCAGGGGTTAAATGCGGTGGCAATTGGAATAATAGCAGGAGCAACAAATCAAGGTAATTCAACGGTAGCGGTTGGGTCTGGTGCAGGTAATAGCGGTCAAGGTGTTGGAGCCGTAGCGGTGGGAGTATCTTCAGGGGCGACAAATCAGGGCGGTAATGCTATTGCTATTGGGAATACTGCAGGAGGTTCAGGGCAGTTATCAAATGCGATAGCGATAGGAATAAGTGCGGGAACTACAAGCCAACAAGGGAGTGCAATTGCGATTGGGGTAAATGCTGGAAATAATACACAAGGTGCTTCAGCAATATCAATCGGCAACACTGCAGGCCAGAACAATCAAACCGCAAATGCTATCGCAATAGGAATAAGTGCCGGAACTACAAGCCAACAAGCGAGTGCAATTGCGATAGGTGTAAGTGCTGGAAATAATACACAAGGTGCTTCAGCAATAGCAATCGGAACAAATGCAGGACAGGGAACGACTTCAGCACAAGGAGCAAATGCTATAGCGATTGGTGCGGGTGCCGGACAAGTATCCCAACTTGCTGGTAGTATTGCGTTAAATGCTGCTGGTGGAACACTTGCTCCTAATCAAGTTGGTTTGTTTGTTAGACCTGTTCGGGCTGTTGCCGGCGGAATAGGTTCAAAGACAAACATCGCACCAATGTTTTATGATACGACAAATTTTGAGATAGTTAGTGCAGCGATATCGCCTACATCAACTGCTGGGACGAAAGCGAATGCGGCTATGGTAAGTGGAATCTTTTACAACTACTTAACTGCTGGATTAACTATTCCTGTTGGGATATTTATCGTCGAGTTTAGTATTAACTTTACAACAACCGCTGTTGCTGGAATAGTCTCCAATTTTGCAGTTGGTTTATCAACTGCTACCGGTGCCTTTACTGGTGGGACTGGAGCATTAAGTATGATAACTCAATACTCATATCCAGCAAGTGCAGGAACTCTGACCGGTAATTATACTACAGTCTTCAATAATCCGACGTCCCAAGTGTATTATTTACCCGTTATATTGGCATTTACTACTATTGCCCCTACATCTGACGCTTTAGGTTCAGAAATCAGACTTACCAGAATAGCGTAAATCAACCTTTGGGAAAGGTGTATCCAAATCAACCTTTAGAAAAGTCCATTTTTTTTATCTCCACCTATATTAAATGTCTGCTATCGTTCCTTTTGATAAAATTACAAGTCAGGTTATTATTCGTTTTGAAGTGTTTTGTAGTGAACTAATTCTCAACACAAGTGCTATGTTCCGAGTGCTTTCTTATGGTGTTGATGATAAATATATTGATACAGTTTATGTCAATTTGGTAGGTGAAGAATATTCAGCTTGGGGAACTAGCGATGAATACGTTATTCAATTTTGTGCAACTAAATTGGGTTATACTATTATTTAGCAATTTTAAAAAAAAATAAAAGGGTATAATAGAATGAATACAAACACCTTTGACTCAGTCTTCTGGATTAGCTTCATAACCATCATTAGTGGAATGATTTTAAAATTAGCCTCTATGTGTAATAAAAGTAAATGTAAAGAAGTAAAGCTTTGTGGTGGCAGAATAACCTGCATTAGGGACACACAATCTGAAACTGAAATTGAACTCGCTCAGCCTCCATCTCCTAGGGAAACCGCAGCGTTATAATAAGAGATTTTTAATATAATATATATATTAAGAATGGTTTACAAAATATCACCAAGAACTCAACAAATTGCAAAAGACTTAGGAGTGCAAGTATTTCCAAGTGACAACCCAAAATACAAGCTAGAAGTATATGACTCTAATGGACAATTCATTACCTATACTGGTGCATCTGGTTACAAAGATTTTCATATTTATTCAAAAATGGAAAAGAATGGCGAACTTGATGAAGGAACAGCAAAAAAGAGGCAAGATTTGTATTGGAGGCGCCATATTAGAGAAATAAAACAATTAGGCGGCATTAACGAATGGCTAGGAAGTCGCAGCTATTATGCCTTTGCCTTGCTATGGTCTTAGAATATAAGATATAATAAGACAATATAAGATATTATTCGTTTAATTAAAATGAATAATATCTAGCAATATATAAACTATGTTAACTGATGCAAATTTATTTGATTTAGCTAAGCGAATGAATTTTGACTTGGAACGGGTCTGCTTCAAAGACGAATTATTAGAAGAACCTCTTAAATACAATAAGGGCTATATTATTAATTTAGAAGATGAAATTGACGCCGAGACTGGAGAACCTAATGGCGGGACTCATTGGTGCTGTTTTCAAATGTTGAAGCATCCTAATGGGAAGACAGAAGGAATCTATATGGACCCGTTTGGTGTCGGTCCGCCTGAAATTGTTAAAACCTTTTGTGGTAAGGGACTTGCATCTTCTGGAAAAGATATTCAAGGCTTATACGATAATTATTGCGGCTGGGCTTGTTGTGCCTTTTTACACTGGATTAATTCAGCTGGTAATAGAACCAAAGACCTTTATACTGATACCGAGACGTTTTTGGATATGTTTGAGGATTTAAAAGATAAGAAGATGGATTCTCATAACGAATTTGTTATTAAACAGTTCTTCAAGAAGCCCAAAATAGCAGTCAATTTCTAATGTCTTAAATAGTCTTATAATCCAAGACACCTTGCTTTTTCAAATACTTAAATAAATTGTAAAAGTTGCTATCTCTATCAAATTCTGAAATATTCTCAATTTCATTAAAATCTTCTTCATTATATTTTAGACCATTTGGTGCAATTGGACCTCTAACTCCATCTGTTCCTGCATCATAATTCTTATCAAAAAATTTATTTAAGGCAGCTCTTGTCATTTTTGTTATTTTATATTTTTTAGGAGGTGCAGCAGAAGCTGCTCCAGGTGGTGAAAATTTTGATAATCTATCTTGTTCATCATCTTTTTCTTGTTTAGCCTTTAACTTATCTAAATTTTTAGGGTCTATTCCTAATTGGGTTGCTGCTTGGAAAAAGAAAAAATCATCAGAAGTTGAAGCTAAATTAGATTTACTATTTGGGTTCATTAATTCATCCATCGTCCTCGGTTTTTGTATTTTATATTTTTTGTTAAGTTCTTTAAAATCTTTTCCACTAATCTTAAATAGTTTTTTAAAACTCATATCAACTGGATAACCATCATCAAGCATTTTATAAACCGCATTTTTATTTTTTGTTTTTAATCTTTCAATTTCTTTAAATGTAACTTCAGGCTCATCTTCCTCAATTATTAGCTCAACCTTTGGCTTTGCTTTTTTAACTTTCTTAACCTTTTTTCTAGCCTGATTAACGTCTTCTTCTTCCATAAAAAATCCCTCTTTTTCTTGCTTGTCTTTCTCTGCCTGAGTTCGTTCTTTCTCTCTTGCACTCTTACTTGAGATGTCTTCAGAAGTCATTTTAAATCGTTCCCGATTTTCTTTATCCTTACTATCAGGCTCTGCTAAAACAAATGATGGCTTACTTAGCCGACTAGCTAGCTCCTTCTTTAAATCACTTTTCTTTTCCTTCTTAGGATATTTCTTTCTATATGATGCAGAACACTCTGGGTCACTCAAAGCACATCCATAACTTAAATTATTAGCAGCAGCAAAACTGCGTATATGTTCAATCCAATTATTCATTATATATATTTCTAAATATTTTAATTTATTTACTGGAATCTTATTGTCTTATTATGTCTTATAATAATAAGTTAAAAGGGCTTAGAAATAATCTAACCTATTATATATATAATGAGTTTAGCAGATTTTATTTTAGACAAGCGTCCTACGCTATCAAATGGTTCAATCAAAACCTATGTGTCAACTATGGGTTCACTATTTAGAGGACTTTTTCCAAATGAAGAATTAACCGTTTCAAATATTAGTAAGCTTAATAACCCTAAGGCAACGCTAGAATGGTTAAGAGCTAATAAGACCCCTGCATCAAGGAAGCCATTCCTATCTGCACTCGCTGTTATTTTTAATGAAAATGCATTCAGAGAAGCGATGCTTTTAGATGCAAAAGAATTGAAGAAGGAAGTGGATAAGCAAGAAATGACTGAAGAAATGACTGAGAATTGGGTTTCTCAAGCTGATATTGTAAAACGATTAGCTGAGCTTAAAAAAGAAGCAAATGCTATTTATAAATCAGCAAATCCTGATTTGCAACAATTACAACTCTATATTATTTTAGTATTATTAGGGTCACAATATATTTGTCCTAGAAGACTAAAGGACTATACAGATTTCAAAATTAAGAATATCAATAAAGAAGAAGACAATTATATTGAGAAAAATGAGTTAGTTTTCAACTCATTCAAGACTGCAAAATTTGGCCAGCAGCGAATTCCCCTTCCTAAGGATTTAAAAGCTATTCTAACTAAATATATCAAAATTAATCCAACTGACTTTTTATTATTTGATGTAAATGGTAATCAGCTTTCTTCGCCTCAGCTAAACCAGCGCATCAATAAAATATTTGGAGCGACAAAATCTGTTGGAGCAAATATGCTTAGACACTCATTTTTATCTGAGAAATATGCAGATGGTATTAGTAAGAAAAAGGAATTAGTTTCTGATATGGAAAATATGGGCAGCTCTATAGCAGAAGCAAAATTCTATATTCAAGAGCCATTTTCAAAAACCAAAGGACATAATGGAGCAAAAGGTCCTGTTTAAAAGTTAGGAATATTACTATTTTGTTTTACATATTTTCGCTTGTTTTGTGCTTTCCATTCGTTCATATATTCTTTTGTTTTTCCATACCATTCTTTTTCTCTGTTTTCCTTTTTTTGCTCCTCTTTTTTTAGCTTCTCTTGTTCTGCATATTGTTTACTCCAAAGTCGCTGATTATCAATTAAATATCTATATTGTTCCATATTATAATTATATGGAACTATATCTCTAAGTCTTATTATATCTTTAAATACTTTTAAATAAATAAGACTTAATAAGATTTATTCTTTTAACAAAGGATTTTTTATTTGGTTGATTTCTTGATGTGTTAATCCTATCAACTTGTAAAACTCGTCTTCTGTAATATCCACAATTCCTAACTTACGAATGTCTGGAATATATTTGAATGCTTCATTATCTAAAAATGACATTCTATATTTTGTATAATCACATAAAATATTTGAAATTTCAAAATTCATTATTTTCAATATTAATTCTAAATTTTCTCCCAATATGTAAATTTTTTCTGTTCCAGTCAAACTCAATTTTCCTTCATCAATAAACACTCCTTTAAATCCACTTTTGTTTGCAATAATTAGTTTGCGTTTATTTGCATCTAGGTGTTGTTCTAAAGCTTTTTTTACCATTATTCCTTTCTTGATGGTATATGTATCAATTGCCCACATATCTTCAAATGTATATTCTGTTGGTATTTTTTCCTTTGTTCCAGATGATTTTATGATTTTTGTTTTATATTCCAATTGTAGATTTCTTGTTTCAATAAAACTAATAAGTTTCCTAAATATACTATGGAATGCTAATGGAATGGAATATTTTGAATTGAGATATTCGGTTGCTGTTGTTGTAAGTTTTTTGCGTTTTATTTCACTAATAATCTCTGTTTTTTTATGTGTTGTATTTGGTGTGTTTTGTAATACATATAGCGAAATTGGAATATTAGCATTAATCATTCCTTTTGATTGCGAATCGTCCCACAATTTTAACCAAACAAGATGTTTTTCCAACATCTCGTTATGTAGCGAATGACTTTTCTTCAACCAACTCAAAGGAGTAATGAATGCTAAAAACCCATCTGGTTTCAACCATCCAAACGATTTTTCAATAAACTTTGTCCAGATGGTTTCACTCTTTTGTCCTTTTATTAATTGTTTTTTAGTATAAGAATGAATTCCTCCTTTGTTATATGGTGGATTTCCTAAAATAACATCAAACTTTTCTAGACTCATTTTCAAAGTATCACCTTCATAAATATTTAACTTGTATTTATCATCACAAAATATCTTCTTATAAATAAATACATTTTTTGACGTAAGTTCAGCAGAATATATCATCTGTTCCAAGATGTGTTTTCTTCTCTCTTCTTCATTTGGTATTTGCATAACTAATCCTTTTAACAAGCGTTGATAAACGATAATTGGGAAATTTCCAATACCAACTGCTGGGTCAAACCATTTAAATTCAACTTCGGTAAATATACTTTTCCCATATTGCTTTGTATATGTTTCATCTAATTTATCCAACATTTCATTTACTAAAAACAGAGGTGTAAATACTTCACCATTTTCTCTTTTCTCTTTTTCTTTTGGTTTTAATTGGCTATTAATAAATCCTAACAATTCATCTGGTTCATTAATTGTATAATACATACTTATAATAATCAAATACTTTTAAATCTATAAAATCGTTGTTCTTTTCATCTTAAGACGGTATAAGACCTCCAAAAATCTTTTTTAAAAACTGATATTACCTTATAATTGTATTTATTATTTTGAAATTTAACATATTCCATAAGCTCTATAAATTTAGGATTATTTAAAGCATTTTCTATATTTTTTAAATTATTAATATCATCTATAATACCATATGCAAATTGTGTAAGACCATATTTACCTTCTAAATCTATAATTGGATATGTTCCAAGTCCATTAGACCAAATTACTTTTGGAATAAACATATCTTTTTTTTCTGTTTTTTTTATGGAACTATAGAAAAATTTGAGACCATCTCGTATTGTTATTGTGTATACACAAGGATATTTATATTCTTCAGTTTTTTCATTAGACATATAATCTTGTCTGGTTTCATACAAAGAACTATTATATAATACATTTACTTTCTCTTCATCTTTTGATGCTAATATTTTTTCAAATAAATCAAATCCTCCACTTGGTATAAATTTCCAATTATTAATATTTTTTTCATACGATTTTCCATCAATATCAATTATTGTTGTAATATTATTTGGGTCAAAGCTATTTTGTAAAATATAATAATCAAAATTTGTTGAAACTTTAAATACTTCTTGTCCTTTTTTAAAGCTATTCATACATAAATATTTTAAGTTTTTACTTTTGATTAAATCTAAAACATTTTTGAAAACTCCTTCAGGGCTTCTCCATCCAGATGGATGGACAAAAACTAAATATCCATCTGTTTTTAATATTGTTAATGAAAATGTAACAAACAAATTCCATAATGGTTGAGTTTTTCTATCTCCTACTTTTTTCTGATATGGAGGATTTCCTATAATTACATCAAAACTATTAGTTTGCATTTTCAAAGTATTACCTTCATAAATATTTAACTTGTATTTATCGTCACAAAATATCTTCTTATAAATAAAAATATTATTTAGTGTAAGTTCAGCTACATATATCATCTGTTCTATAATATGTTTTCTTCTCTCTTCTTCATTTGGTATTTGTATAATTAATCCTTTTAACAAGCGTTGATAAATAATAATTGGAAAATTTCCAATACCTGCTGCTGGGTCAAACCATTTAAATTCAAATTCGGTAAATATACTTTTCCCATATTGCTTTGTATATGTTTCATCTAATTTATCCAACATTTCATTTACTAAAAACAGAGGTGTAAATACTTCACCATTTTCTCTTTTCTCTTTTTCTTTTGGTTTT